AAAGATTGGCGACAAGAGCACCAGCGTTGTAAGGGTCATAGCCAATTTCTTTAACTTCATAGGTTTCAGCCTCTTGTCGAATGTAGGACTCAATCTCGTTCAGGTCGGTCACGTTGCCGGGCGTGAGGTGCAGGATGCCAGATGCCACAGCCTGACTAAAGATTGACTTGTAGTGGTTCGGAATCAGCTCAATCGACTCCTCTGGCAAGAAGAATTTGAACTTGGCGTACAGGTCTTCCTCGGCATATCGGTGCAACGTCACCACGGCATTCAAGTCTCGGCTGTGGGCCAAGTCGAATCCGATGAACGTGGCCTCAAGTTCGCCAAGTTCTGTCGCCATGTCAAAGGGCCAGATGCAGGAAAGTCGATTGACCTGGAGGGATTCCAAGTTCTGTTCCTTGCTGCGGTGTATGGATTCCGCAACAAGTCAGACCACAGAATTCGATGGGTGACGGACGTTATCCTGTTTGTGCCTCGCAAGTCTGGCAAGACCACGCTTGCATCCATCATTGCCCTGTACGAACTGCTGTTTGGCGAAGCTGGCCCCGAAGTATTCACTTTGGCGACCAACCGTGAGCAGGCATCCATTTGCTTTGACTCGTCCAAGGCCATCATGGAAAGCATGGCCCCTGAACTGCAAAGCCGATTCATCCCATTCCGAAGTGAGCTGAAAAAGGCGGGTGATTCGACATCCACCTACCGCGCCCTGTCCCGTGAGAACCGTAAGACTGGTGACGGCAAAAACCCATCGTGCGCGATGATTGACGAAGCGGCTCAGATTACCGAGCGCGGCTCAATCGAGGTGTTGCACTCAGGTATGGCTGCTCGTAAGAATCCTTTAAGGATGTACCTGACGACAGCCAGCTTCACCAAAGAGACAAAGTTCTATGAGGACTTGAACCACTTTCGGGCTGTGCTGCGTGGAGCGGCGGAGGACTCGTTCCGTTGGTTTGGCTTGCTGTACTCGGTTGACCCCGGCGATGAGTGGTCAGACCCCGCCGTATGGGGCAAAGCCAACCCCATGCTTGGCGTGTCGGTCACAACCGAGGCCATTCAGCACATGGCTGATGAGGCCAAGAGTAAGCCTGCATCCCTTAACGAGTTCTTGTGTAAGCAGCTCAACATCTACGTCAGCTCCAACGCTGCGTGGGTTGACCGTCGATATTGGGATGAGTCCGTGGCTGAAATGCCCGTTGACAAGCCAGAGGCCACGTTCATTGGATTTGACTTGGCTCACAGTCGAGATTTGAATGCCGTGGTGACGCTTCACCGATATGACGAGGAAGACCTGTACGCCAAGTTCAAGTTCTTCTTGCCAGAGGAGTCGATTGAGCTGATTCCGAACCACTACAAGTCAATTTTCAGTCAGGCCGTCACATCTGGAATCCTGCACCTCACGCCCGGCAACGTCACCGACTTGAACGAGATTGAGTCCTACATTCGTCAACAGGCGGAGATATATGAAGTCAAAGAAATTGGCTATGACCCTTACAACGCTGCTGCTCTTGTCGCCAATCTTTTCTCCTATGGCCTTCCAGTCAAAAAGGTTGGACAAGGCATGGCAGTACTATCCAACCCGTCGAAAACGGCAGAACAGCTCATCCTCAAAAAAGCCATCAAGCACGATGGAAATCCGTTTGTGGGGTGGCAGCTTGGTAATTGCGAGGTCTACACGGACGTAAACGGCAACGTAAAAGTGAGAAAAAACGAAGCCGACCCATCCGCCAAGGTGGACGGAATCATCGCCATGATTATGGCTTTGCACTGCCATTTGGATAACGTATTCGTGTCAGACTCTTATGGACTTAGATTGTTCTAAGCTCTAAAATACGCAAAGCCCTGATGCGTCAACATCAAGGCTTTACTTCCCAATCATCGTTAAAAGGCAACGACAGCATGAGCGATTCTGATTCTAAACGCTTTTACGTTTACGCACACTTAAGGCCAACTGGAGAAGTTTTTTACATTGGTAAAGGAACCAATAAAAGGGCTTGGAGTAGGAGTCTTAGAAATAGACATTGGAATTTTATTGTGGATAAGCATGGTTTTAAAGTGACCATTGTGAGAGATCGTTTAACAGAAAAAGATGCTTTTGATTTGGAAGCTAGACTAATTAAATACTTTAGACAATTTGGTGATTTAGTTAATGTTGCAGATGGAGGAGGGGGAGTTTCTGGTACTCATGTCAATCTTGGTGTTCCAAAGTCTGACAAACACAAAGAAAATCTAAGAAAAGCAAATTTGGGCAAAATTCAATCATTGGAAACTGTTGAAAAGCGTAAGAAAACAATGAAAGAAAAAGTGCTTAAAGGCTGGATAAATCCAGCAAAGAAAGAAGAATATAAGCAGAAAGGGCAAAAAAATTATCATTTCATAGGGTTTTACATAACACCTAACGGGACTTATGAATCTGTTGAGCAAGCTGCAAAAGCTAATGATTGCAGTTCAAAAGCGATTAGAGTAAGATGTTTTGGAAATCGTTGCATTGTTAAAGGTAAGTTGTATACTTACCTACCAAAAGACGGATGGTCTTTTATTCCAAAGGCAAAAACATGAAATTTCTTGACATTTTCAAGCCAAAAGTAGCCGATAAATCGTCTAATACGCTATTCGGTCAGAGCAATTTGGGCAATAACGTGGTTTACTCGGGCAGTAATACGCGCCCAACAGTAAACACGCAAATCCTCTACGTTACAACGGCAAGTACCAATCAGGCGGGTCGTCCCGTTGATATGAGCCTGTTGACGCGCAACAGCACAGTCATGGCCTGTGTTGGTGCAAAGGCTCGTGCTTTGGCTCAGTTGCCAATTAAGATAATGTCGGAACAAGAGGATGGTTCGTATCTTGATGCCGTAAAAGACAAAGCTGTTGGTGCGCGTGATAAAAATAAAGCAAGACAAGTTGCCAAGCTGCTGAACAATCCAAATAATTTCCAATCTAAATATGAGTTCTGGTATCAGTGGTTGATGTGGTTGGAATTGTCTGGCGAAGCATTTACTCTTTGGTGGCGCGAAGATCAAAAGAACCCAACACAGACTCCAATGGAAATGTATGTGCTGGATTCAACGCTGATTGCCGTGACCATCAATCCAGCGCGTTACCCTTCATATCGTTTGTCCACCCCTTCGTACGGTTTCAGCAAAGATGAGCCATTGGCCGCGCATCAAGTGATGCACGTTAAAGAAGCCGCATGGCAAGGTTCGGCTGGTTTCAACAAAGGCATTTTGGCATCTGAGTTGGTATCGCTCGATCAAGATATTGACATCTATGCCAACTTCATCATGCTCAATGGCGCAAAACCAACGGGTATGTTTACGACCGAACAAGTAATTCCAGACGCAAAGTACAAAGAATTGGCCGCGCGTTTGAAAGAGGCTTGGTCTTCAATGGTGGGTAGTCAGCGCACCGATGAGTCAAAGCCCGGCCAAGGTATGTTGCTTGACCAAGGTATGAAATATACGCCCTTGGATATTCTTACTTTGCAAGATACACAAGCTGCTGAGTTGAAGATTCAAACCATGAAACGTATTTGTGGTTTGTTTGGTGTACCTCCGGCAATGATTGGGATTGGCGACTCTAAGTACAACAATACTCAAACCATGTTGGATGAGTTTTATAAGTCAACAATGTATCCAACCATTGTTAACGTGCAAGACAAATTGAAGCAGCAATTGTTTAATGGCTATCCATCATTGAGTATTCAATTTGATACGGCAAACTTTTTGAAGGGCGCTCCACTTGACCAAATGAATTACGTGAAAGCTGGTGTGGATGCTGGAATCTTGACTCCAAATGAAGCGCGTGAATATTTGGGCAAAGCCAAACTTGAAGGCGGTGACGAATTGAAGCAAGACACAAAAGCATCCGACCCAATTGCAGGTTCAAGCCCTCAAGATACTGGTGGTGGGGGCGGTAACCAACGTAATAAATTAAACATTGGCAAATAAATGTCATTGATTTTTAAGATTATGGTAGCATCGTTGGTAGCTAATAGACCAATTGTGCCGCCTCCTCCTAAACGAGGTAGGCCACCAAAAACAATACACGACATTGATCTTTCCAAAGTCGATGAGGTAATCCATGACGCAAAAAAACTTGATGATGGTATGCGAGGCCAAACTGGTTCTCGAAAAGGCAGGAAGCGCAGAGCCAACGGGCAATATTGAAGCCGTTATTACGACTTGGGGGCCGCGCGAAGGTGCTGATGGTCGCAAGTTCAACTATCAACCAGAGGCATTTATGCAATGGGCCGAAGATTTCAGCAAAGCTGGTCGTCCTCTCCCAATGTTTGTGAACCATGATGCTGATTCCATTCCCGTGGGTGAATGGACATCATTTGAGTTTGACGATACTGGCATGAAAGCCTGCGGTCGTTTATATGTCAACACCACTCAAGGCTCTGACTTGTATCAAGTGATGAGCGAGTCGCCAAATATGTTTGGTGGCGTATCTGTTGGCGCATACGCCGAAGAATATCAATGGACAAAAGAAGACGGCACTCCAATGACCGTTGGTTCTGATGACCCATACGAAGATGGCTACTTCCAAATCACCAAAGGTGGTCTGCGTGAAGTTTCAGTCGTTATGTACCCTAACAACCCAATGGCAGAAGTGCAAAAGCTAGAGTTTTTCCGCGCTGATGGTTCTGCCGATTTGAAGATTTTGGAACAAGCCCTTCGTGAAGTTGGTCTATCCAAGAAAGATGCGGTCGCTGCCGCATCTACATTCAAGAAAGTGATTGAGCAACGTGATGTTGTTCAAAAGCCTATTGAAAATGCGACGAATCAGAGCGATTCTGGTGCGGAAGCGACCGAAGCGGAAATTCTCGCTGCTCTTGAGCAACGTGAACTCCTTAAACTCCTCGACAAACGCCTGAAAGGTTAATCATGTCTCAAGTCATTCTCGACAAATTGGATGCCATCGAAGCTAAACAAGCTGAGAGCATCGTGGCTGTTGAAGCCAAAATCCCCGCTGCCGTTGAAGCTGTTAAAGCTGAAATGAGCGAAATGGTTGCTGCTTTGGAAGCCAAAGTTGCTGCTATTCCTGCTGCCGCAGTTCACAAAGAAAAAGCCAAGTCAGTTCGCGCTGATGTGAACCGTTCTGTCAAAGAACAGCTCAAGGCAATCGCTGACGGTAAGAATTCTTTTGAGAAGCAACTGCAAGTTTTTGCAGACGAATCTCAAATGGAAGCCTACATGAAAGAAGCCTCGGCTCTGACAGGTGGCGGTAACGGTCAAGGTGGTCGTACTGCTTATGACCCTGTGTTCGTTGCTCTGCGTTTGGCTAACCCAATGCGCGGCGTGTCTCGCACTGTGGCTACTGATGGTTCTAGCTATCAATTCCGTGTCAAGACTGGCAATGCTGGTGCTGCATGGGGTTACGCAATCCAGAACAACGGTTCGGCAACAACTGAAAACACTTCAATCTGGCAATTGGTTTTGCAAGACTTGAACGTGCAGTTCCCAATCCGTACTGCTGCTCTTGACGACATCGACGGTTTGGAAGCAAACGTGGTTGACGATATGTTGGCTGAATTCGCTCAAGCCGAAGCTCTGTCAATGATTCAAAACAACGACCAAGGCGCTACCAGCTTGCCATATGGCGGCTCTAACGGCTTGCGCGGTTTGAACCAATACGCTGGCGCTAACGCAACTTACACTGGCGGCACAACTTCTGTTGCAGCTTTCGGTACAAGCGGCACTGGCTCTACAAGCGGTTTGCATAGCTTGGCTACTTATGACCAGTTGACAACAAACGGTAACACTGTTGGCGCAGCTAACATCACTTACAAAGACGTTGTGAACTTCATCTACGCCTTGCCACAACAATACTGGACTGAGAGCGCCAAGTTCATCGTCAGCCCTGTCTTGTTGGCTCAAATCCGTGGCTTGACAGACGACAACGGCACTCCTGTGTTCGAGCGTATGTCTCCTCTGGAAACCAACGGTATCGTTGGTCGCTTGTTGGGCTTTGATGTGGTTGTGAACAAGTATTTGGACACTCCATCTCAAACCACAACCGGTTCTGCTGGCACAACTAGCCTGTACCCAATGTACTTCGGTGACTGGTCTCGCGGCCACACCATTGTTGACCGTTTGAACATGGTTATGCGTCGCTACGACCAGACAGCCCCCGGCTACATCACCTTCTTCGGTGAGAAGCGTTTGGCTACATCGGTGCGTGACCCTAACGCTATCGTGCGTTATCGCTCAACTGGCACTGCAACCTGATAGTTGCCTTGGATGGGGGCTTCGGCTCCCATCTTTTTAACTCTCATTGGAATAAATATGACCATCACCGAAAAAATCCTGAACGGCATCAAGCAAGCCATCCACGAAGGTACGAAAGTTACCATTGACCTGAAAGAAGCCTCTGGAATCACTGGTTCTGGTTCGGGTGTTGGTGGTAATGTTGTATTTGATGACTCGTTTGCCGCTTTGCGTCAAGCAAACCCATTGCGTCAAGGCTCTCGCCAAATTACTGTGGCTGGTTCTGACGCTCAGTTCGTTGCCAAGACTGGTAACGCAGCAAACTCTACTAACCCTTGGGGTTACACATTCACTCCTAACAGTGGTTCACCCAATGTTAGTACCTCGATTTGGCAATTGCCAGTTCGAGTTTTGGTTGCTCAATTGCCAATCCGTACCGCAGTGCTGTCGGATGTAAATGCTCTTGAATCTTCGATTGTTTCTGACTTGGCGCTGGAATTCGCACAGTTAGAGGGACAATCAATGGTGCTGAATAATGACCAAGCTGGTTCTTTGACAACTTCCACCGGTGCAACAAACGGTTTGCGTGGTTTGGACTCTTATGTGTCGGCATCTGCCAGTGCATTTGGTTCATCTGGTACTGCCATCACCAACGGTATTCACTCGATTGCTACCGTGTCTTTGGGTGGCTCTCCTGTGACCTACAACAAGATTGTTGACATGGCATCGACTCTGCCAGCTCAGTATTGGGCGCTGCCTACAACTGCATGGCATATTCACCCTGACATGATTCTCATGTTGCGTGAATTGAAAGACACACAAGGTCTGCCATTGTTCTTGGAAGTTGGTGATTCTGATGGCGCTTCTGTTGGTCGCATCTTTGGTTTCCCTGTGGTTCCAAACCCATTCCTCTCATCTGCATTTCCAATCTATCTTGCCAACTGGTCTAATTTCTTGACCATCGGTGATTCAGAGCAAATGAATGTTCAAATGTTTGAGCAAACAGCCCCCGGCTTCATCACTATGTATGCTGAAAAGCGTATTGTTAGCTCTGTGCGCTCACCTTTCGCTGGTGTTCGCATGAGCGCAGCCTAAGAGGTAAATAATGTCCGCTGATGCACAACTCGGTTACTTGAATTACGGTGCGCCAACGCGCAATCCGTTCAATTATGCAAAGACAGAGCAAATCGGTCGTGACATTTCTACCGCTTGGTTGTCTTTGGAGGAAATCACCAATCAATTAAACCTGTTTGGTGATGACAGTCAAAACACATATCTTTCAAGTCTTGAGTTGGCCGTTCGCATGGCAATTGAAGACTTCTTAGGTCTATCAATTTTTGCGACTTCATATCGTGTCTGGTACAACTCTGCCAGCCTGTATGGAACTCCATTGTCTTTGGATTTGCCAGAAGTTAGCCAGAACACAGACCCCTTGTTGTCTGGCGTGACTGTGGACGCAGTGAGATATTGGAATGACAACAGCCCTCCTGAGTTAATCACTTTGGCGGCAGATCAGTATTACTACGACCCATCTGGCAACAAGGTTGTGATTGCGAATTTGCCAACGAATTTGAATAGTTCGATGACTTCGCCTGTGATTTGCGAGTACACGACAGCAGCAAACCCCTTGGCTGATTACCCTGTAATCAAACAGGCTGGTTTGCTGTTGTTTACTCACCTTTACAACAATCGTAGCGATACGACTGATAACAAGTTGCAATCAATCCCGTTTGGTGTGCAAACTTTGCTTCGTCCATATAAGCCGCTTGTCATGTGAGGTGATGTAAATGGCAATTGCACGTTTTGAGAATATCACTGTCAATTCTTTGTCCTTTGGGCAAAGTTCATTTGGTGAACAATCAACTACGATAACAAAGTGGTTTGATACTCGTGCGCGTGTTCATTCTGTGGCAAACCATGTAAAGATTTCTGAGAAATATCGGGTGTATTCTGACCTTGTGAATTTCACATTGAATTACACGCCTAATACAGAAACAATCATTAACAGCCAAAACCTTTACTCAATCACTTGGAAAGGTGTTGATTGGAGGATTGATAATGTCCGTGAAGCTGATGATCGTATGACGGTTCAACTTCTATGTGTTCGTAATGATCCTGTGGTGGCTGTGTAATGGCTCAAAATAACCCAGTTCAATACGGTAAAGCAATTCAGTATCAGTTGTCACAGATAGTGACCCCTGTGCCTGTTTATGCGGCTTTTAACCGTAATTTTGCAACACAGCCTAAGTTCATTACTTGGCATTTGCGAAATGTGCATCAACCTGTTTATACGGGTCAAAATCAGAATAACAAAGGTATTGATACTCCTGTTTTTCAGATTTCCATCTTCACTCAACAGATAGAAGATGGTTTCACAATTTCCAATCAGATATTACAATCTCTCCACGGTTATAGTGGTTTGTTTGGCGGTTCAACAGATGGTTTTTGGGTTTCCAAGGCTGATGTTCAATGGCTTTATAACTCTTATAACAATGATGAAAAGTTGGCTCAAGTTTTCCTAGATTGCACTCTGGATATTCCAACTTAATACAGCACAAGACTCGTTCAACTTTTTAAGGAATCATCATGGCTTTACCAAACAAAGTGCTACCCGGATTTAGTGCGGCAATGTATGCCCAACCCGGCGCAACCCCAACTCCTCTGACTCTTTCTCAATTGTCAACCTTGGCAAGCACTTCTGCTATTGCTGTTTCTGGCAACTTGTTGAACGTAGAAGCTATCCCTGCTTTTGGTCAAGATGATGCTGTTGCTTCATTTACCGTTGCTGGCTCGCGTCAATCTGACAAAATCCCAACTCAGTCAGCTCCAACTAGCATGACTATCACTGCTGCTTGGAATCCAAGCGATACAGTGTTGTTGCAAGTTCGTGCTGATGCTTATTCTGGCGTTACAGATCGCACTTATGTGATTTCTGCAACTGATGGCGCAAACATCATTTATTACGCTTTCAATGGTCGTGCTTCTCAATTCCAAATTGATTCGGCTCCCGGCGCAGAAGCCAAGGCAACTTTCACCATTCATCCCCGTGGCAACCTGTACGGTTGGTCTAACAACGCTTAAAGAGGAATTATCATGGCTGCACCTAACGTAGTTTTACCCGGCTTTGCCGCCTCGATGTGGATGCAAACCACAGCGACACCAACTCCTTTGTCAACTGCTAATTTGGCAGTTTGGACAGGGCAAGTGGCTACCATCGTTGGCACTTCTGCTAACGGCACTGGTGCTGCTGGTACTGCCTTGAATGTGGAGACTGTTCCTGCTTTCGGTCAAGATGACGCTGTGGCTTCTTTTGCTGTTGCTGGTTCGCGTCAATCTGACAAAATCCCAACTCAATCTGCTCCTACTAGCTTAACCATTACAGCGGCATGGAATCCATCTGATGCGGCTCTTTTGTTGATTCGTGGCGATGCTTATTCTGGTACTGTTGATCGCACCTTCGTTGTGGCTGCTGTGGCTGGCACTACTACCGTTGCCTATGCTTTTAATGGTCGCGTGAGTCAATTTACGATTGATTCGGCTCCCGGCTCTGAAGCAAAATGCACTTTCACAATTCATCCACGAGGAAACCAGTTTGGCTGGTCGAACACCTAATGAGTGACCAACTTGCAGCGGCAATAGAGGCTTTGGCCTCTACCTATCAATCCCTTGACTTGATTGCTCAAGGGATGGTTGTCGATGCCCAAGAAGTCTCGGATGCCTTGGCAAAAGCTGATGCTGATACCGCAGAGTTCATTGCTCTGACTGCTTTGGCAAAATTCAATCCCTATACTCCACCTGTAAAATCAAAATAAGATATGAATACAACAATACAAAATAGTAACGACTTGTTAAGTTTCCTTTCCTCTCGTGCAGAGGGAGGAAACAAACAATGGTTTGGATTTCTTGAACAAAAAATGTCTAGCATTAGTTTGGCGCATCAAATCGCTGCCAACCATGCTGATAAATTGACTCCAAATGAGATTGTTGATTATGTCAATGATCTAAACAATGCTTTGTTTCACAAGGTAATTAGCAAGAAAATTTGATATGTCTGGCATTACTTTCCAAATTAAAGGTTTGAAAGATGCTTTAGCCGTATTTGAAGAACTTGCTTTGGAAATAGGCGATAAAAAAGCCACCAGCAAAATTCTTGTCCCTGCGGCAAGAGAGGCAATTCAGCCTGTTTTAAATACGGCCCAAATGAATGCCCCTGTTGATACTGGAGGCTTACGCTTGTCACTTCAAGTTGAAGCAAGACGCCCAACTCGTAAAGACAAACGATCAAAATACGTCAATGATTCTGATACAGTAATTGCATCTGTTACCACGGCATCTGGCAAAAAACTTGCAAAGATGAGTGAAGGCGCTGGCTTGGCGGCTGCTAAAAGAAAACTTGGTAAGATGGGGAATAAAGAGCAAGCTCAGAATTTTTCGGGCATCAAAAGTGATGCTCGTGCAATTGCTCAAGAATTTGGTTCTGCTCATAATGGAGCGCAACCTTATTTGCGTCCGGCAATGGAGGCAAACTCTCAGGCAGTAGCCAATAAACTTGGTGAAATTATTGGAAGACGTATAGACCAATTCCGGTCAAAAAATACAAAATAAGGAAAACACATGACAAAATTAGCTTCTGTCTTAGGTTCTAAATATGAGAGCAAACGAAAACAGCTTTTCATTCGTACATTTGACCTTGGAGGCCATACTTTCCGAGTCAAAGTTCCAACCGTGTCTGAATCTGACGCAATGTATCAGCGCATCAATAATCCAGATGAACAAAAAATTGATGAAGTTTACAAAGCAATTATTGAGCCACTTCAACAATATAAAAATCAAACTGATCTACATTCAGAATTTGAATTTCTTGAAGATGATGTTTTAATCGGTGGTCGTTCTATTAAAGAAACCGCCAAAACAAAAGTAATGACTCAAAATCGTATCGTTGAGTTTATTAAACTTTTGATTCCAGAAGATGAAGCAAGTTCTTTGGAGGATTTGACTTATGAAGACGTAGAAGCAGAATGGCCTATGTCAGTTCAAATGGCTTTGTTGGAAAAGATCGCCGAAGCTGTATCTCCTAACTACAAGGAATCTCGGGGAAACTAATTGGCTCGTTGAGAAAACAAGTTGAGATCGCCATGATTTTCAACGGGCATACACATGACACATTGGCTGATATTGATGATGTAACCATGCTTCAAATCCAGACAATGTACGCTGATGGCGTGATTGGGAATCGTGGAGTTTTAGAGGTTTTGGGGGCATTGACAAGTGGAGTGTTTAATTACATTCGACCAGCAAATTCTCCTGCATATAAACTAGCCAACATTTTGGGAAGTGCGTATGATTACATCTATCCCCCTGCTACTCCAGAGCAGCAAAAAGAGGCGGTAAACAACAGTTTGTTGGCGTTTATGAGTCAAGCCCCCGGCTTTGAAAAAGACAGATTTGAGGTAAAAAATGGCTAACATGATTGCGCGGCTTGGTGTTGTTCTAGGTTTAGACAGCGCCGAGTTTTCCAAAAATATCGAAGCGGCTGGTAAAAAGTTAGAACAACTTTCAGAAAAAGCCGAAACATTTGGAAAATTAGGAGCCGCCTCTTTTGTTGCTATGACATATAAAGCAATGGAATTTGCGGATTCCATTTCTGATGTGGCAAAAGCTAATGATGTTGCTATTGATACAGTCATTAAATTAAGCGAGGCCCTTTCTCAAAATGGCGGTGAAGCAGAAAATGCGGGAAAACTACTTTCTTCTTTTACTGCTTTTGTCGACAATGCTGCTCAAGGTTCTTTTGAGGCGCAAAAATCTTTTCAAAAGGCTGGAATTGGCCTTAAAGAACTTGCCAAGATGTCTACTGAGGATTTATTCCAGAAGACGGTTGAAGGCATTGCATCTATTGAAGACCCATTAACACGTAACGCAAAAGCAATGGAAATCTTTGGCAAGGCTGCCAAGGGTGTTGATTTTGTTGGCCTTGCAGAATCAATGCAAGAAACATCTCACATGACTGAGCAACAAGCTCAAGCCATTAAAGATGCTGGCGATGCTTGGGATATGTTAAATAAAGCCACTCACGAAACAATGTTGACTTTTACAACATCTGTTGGTTCTGGTTTAAAGGCTACGCTTGATTACATCAATGAAATTAAAGGCGAAACAAATGCTTTTGGACAAGTTGTAAAAACTGTCTTTGAAACAGTGGCTATTCTTGGTGCTAATGTTGCATTTGTTTTTGAAGGAATTGCCTCTGAAATTGGTCATACTATTCAAAATGCAAAAACATTAGCCACTCAAGGCATTGATGCAGCTATTGCTGAAAATAAGCGTTATGAAGATGATATGGCTATGCGCGCGCAAAGGCTTGAGGCTTATGAGCGCAAGATTATGGGAACGGGTGGCGCTGGTAGAGGTTCTGCTAATGACCCAAGACGCTTGGATATGCAAAAGGCAGAAACTTTTGGTCGTCAAGTAAAGCCCGGTGTAGATAAAGAAGCAGAAGGCATCCAGCACGTACTTAATAAATTAAAAGAAAAACAAGCTGCTGAAAAATTGTCTTATGACACAAAACAAGCCATGTTTGAAATTGACATGGTTGGTTTGCACATGAGAAAAGAAGATGTTGATTTAGCCAAGAATCTTTTTGATATTGATTCAAAACGTCAAGTAATGATTGCTGAAATTCAGCGAACAGAAAAAATCAGTCAAAAACAAAAAAATGAATTGATTGAGGCTGAAAATAAAATTGCTGATGCCGCAAAACGTCAGGCAGAAGCGAGAAACGAAATGGTGAAAGCTCAACGAGAAATGAGTTTTAATCAAGGTTTTACTGATGCAATGGAAAAGTTTTTCCGTGAAGCCCCAACAGCAATGGAAAATGGCGGGAAAGCCTTTGAGTCTGTTGTTTCTAACATGAGTTCGGCGCTTGATAATTTTGTAAGAACTGGTAAGTTTTCCTTTGCTGATTTAACGGCCAGCATTATTAGGGACATGATTTCCATTCAAATGAGAGCGCAAGCTACTTCTTTGTTTTCTATGGCAATTGGTGCGCTTGGTTTTGGTAGCAAATTCACTCCGGGTTCCAATTCCTTCGTTGGCCCAATGCCAGCCGTAGCAAGTAATGCCAGTGGAGGGGATGTGCTTGGTGGCACTCCTCATTATGTTGGTGAAAATGGCCCTGAACTTTTTGTCCCATCTCGTTCTGGCTCAATCATTCCAAATAGCACTTTAGCTGGTATGAGTCAAAATCAACCAACCGTTAACTACAATGGCCCATACATTGCAAACATGAGTGCAATTGATACACAATCAGGTGTTCAATTCTTGGCTAAAAACAAACAAGCGGTATGGGCTGTGTATCAGTCTGCTAACCGTAGCGTACCTGTAACCCGATAAGGATAGATCATGGCAGTTCCAAATACATTTGCAAGCGATACAAGTCCAATTCCGTTATCACAACTTGATGCAAACTTTGCTTATTACGATACTGCGTTTTCGATTAGTGGCGCAAACATTACATTTCTTGGTGCTGTAAGTGGTGGTAACTTTGCGTTTACTCTTGCGAATACCACAACCAACATAAGCATTGCTGCTGGACAAACAACTGGCACGATTGTTATTGGTGGAACGGCTGGTACAGGTGCGATCACTGTTGGGCAATCAACAGGCGCTCAAACTCTAAACCTCGCAACAGGCGCAACGCTTAACGCAACAACCAAAACAGTAAACCTTGGCGCTGGTGGCGTTTCTGGTTCAATTACCAACATCAACATTGGCTCTGCCACTGCTGGTGCGACTGGTAAAACTACTATCAATAGTCAGTGGACGCAAGTAAATGCTTTTGCCGCCGAAGCCCCTATAACTGTTAACGCTGCAACATACACAGTTCTCATAACAGATTACTCTTTGTTGTTTACAACAACGGCCCCAACAGTAACTTTACCAGCGGCTGCGACTTACACAGGGCGTATTTTGATATTGAACAACATTACGGCAACTGCTGTGATTTCTGCCTCTGCTAACGTGGTTCCACTTGGTTCTGTAACCGCTGGCACGGCGATTCTTGCGGCAACGGCTGGTAAGTTTGCAATGATTCAATCCAATGGAACCAACTGGGTTACATTGATGGCTAACTAAGGTCAAGACATGAGCCTCCAAACTATTCTTTCTGTTGCTGAATCCGTTGGGATTAACGACCACAAGTTTGCGGGGCAGATGCTTTCTCGCAACATGAGAATTAGCACATCTCAAATTTTGACTGCTCAACCATTTGAGTTCACGATTAAACCGATGAACTATTTGTTGTATTCGCAAAATCGTGGAGTGCTTTCAACCTTGCGTCAAGCTGACCGAATCAATGAGCAATATCTCAATTTTGGTACTACTGGTTGGTTAAATTACATTAAATACCAAGGTGATATGACAGGGCCACAAGCTGCTGCTTGTCAAGTACAACCCGCTGCTATTGGTGCAACCTCAATTACTCTTGGCTCATTGCCTGCTATCACCAGCACTTTGTTTGTGGTTGAAATTGGTGATTTCATTCAGATTGATCGTTATGCTTACATTGTGACGGCTAATGTTCAACGAGGCGTTGGTGCAACAGTGACAATTCCAATTCATCGTCCTTTGTTGACGACTGTGAGCGTAGCCACAAATGCTGTAATTGGTCAATACGGCACAACAGCATCTTTGGGTGGCTCTACTTATACAGGCATTACTTTTCCTGTTGTTTTGCGCGAGTATCCAACTTACACTCTTGTTCCTATGACTAATGATTCATTCATTTCTTGGGATGGTGGTTTTCAAGCAATTGAGGTTGTTCTGTGAATATCATCACTCCAGTTCAAGGAACTAACACGATACGATATGCCGACTTTATGCGGCTTACCGTCAACGGGAATGTTTATCTGTTCGCAACAACACCAACGAATGTTACTGTTGCCGGAATTGGTACTTTTACTGGTTTAAGCCAATTGGTTAATGTTGGTCAAGTTCAACGCGACATTAAAAGTACAGCTAACGAAACCACGGTCACAATGGTTGGCATTGATACAACCATGCTTGGTATTGTTTTAAGCGCCAATATCAAAGGTTCTCAACTAGAGCTTTGGCATGGTTTCTTTGATTCCAACAATCAATTGATTACAACTATTGATTCGGCTTGGTCAAATTCTTCTGGAAATTTAATTCCTTGGGTGAACTTTGAAGGCGTAGAAATTCCTTGGGTTACAACCAACACCAATAATGGTCTGTATCAATATTTCAATGGATTTGTAAACTCTTTTTCGATCACGGAAGATTGGATAGAAGCAGTTAGGATGTTTACTGGAACCATAACAATTAGTGCATCTAGCTTTCAACTTGTATTGCAAAACAGAACTGCTGGCCGTTACACAAACAATAATTCTTGGCAAACATTTAATTCAACAGATACATCAATGAATCGTGTGAATTTCATTGAAACCATCAACTATCAATTTGGAAAAACGGCTTCATAATGAAAGTTCGTGAAGCATCGCCTTTTGATATTCCTGTTCTTTTGGATATGCTTCGCAATTACAGAAGCATGACGCCATTACCATTCTTGGCAGAAGCCAATGATGCTGAATACATAACCAAAATGTTGACGACCTTGATGGCTGGAAAAGGCTTTGTCTTGGTGGCCGAGCATGATGGGATTGTCGGAATGTTGTTAGCTGATATTTCGCCAAGCGTTTGGTCGCCAAAACATCTTTTGATGACAGAGCTAGCCTATTGGGTAGAGCCTGATGCAAGAGGAGGTACGGCTGGTTACAGGCTTTTGACTGAATACAAGAATCGTGGAGAACAATTGAAGAAAGAAAAGCGCATCTGCAATTATTTAATCAGTAAAATGAGCAACAGCCCGAATCTTCAATATCAGAAGTTCGGTTTTATAAAAGTAGAAGAATCTTGGGTGGCCTAATATGCCTTCAACGCTTGTCTTAGGTGCAATTTATGGTGACATGATCTTGGCTGGTGCTGCTCTTGGCGCTACTGGAGTTGCTGTTGCTAGTTTTGCTATCAACATGGTTGCTTCATCAATCATTGCTAAAGCATTTTCTCCTGATTCAAATCAAAATTTTGCACAAGATCAACAAAATCCCGGTAGTCGCGCTCAAGTACCTCCCGCTGGAAGCAATAAATTGCCTGTGCTTTATGGCACTGGTTACATTGGTGGCACGATTGTTGATTTAAGCATCACATCTGATAATCAGCAGCTTTATTACGTTTTGGCATTGTCTGAGGTAACGAACTCAGAAAATGGCAATACTCCTGATGTATTTACTTTTGGCGATGTGTATTGGGGCGGTAAAAAAGTAATTTTCAATAGTACAAACCAATATTCTGTTGACAGTCTTTATGACGAATCAACCGGTTTGTACGATACGTCTGTTGCTGGCAAGTTGGAAATTTACAAATATCGTAATGGTTCAAATACACCAACAAACTCAAGTCTGACCGCAATTCAGGTGATGCAAAGCTCTGGATTGGTTTACACATGGGATAGCACAAAGCTGATGAGCAATTGTGCTTTTGCTATTGTAAAAATTACATATAGCCAAAATGCTGGTTTGACTGGTATTCAACAAACCAAATTCCAATTAACAAACCCTCGATACAAACCGGGTGATTGTTTTCTGGATTACCTTACTTCTGAGCGATATGGTGCGGCTATTCCATTGGCGAACGTGGATACGGCAAGTCTTACGGCATTAAATACCTATTGTGATGGGTCGTTCACTTACACGCCATATACAGGCGGCTCCACAACTCAAACTCGATTCCGTTTTGATGGTACGTTAGATACCATTCAAAAAATTATGACCAACTTGCAGATTTTGGCAACAAACTGCGATTGTTTGCTCAAATACAATGAAATACAAGGTAAGTGGGGCGTAATTGTTCAATCGCCAACTTATTCCATCACCGCAAATTTGGATGATTCAGATATTATTTCTGGTATCCAAGTAACTCCAATTGATATTTCTAGCAGTTTTAACATTGCAGAAGTTGCTTTCCCTGATGGAACAGCTAAAGATTCATTCAATACATCTACGTTTGATTTATCTGTAATCAATCCATCATTGATGTATCCGAATGAGCCTGTTAACAAACAATCAATTAACTTGCCATTGGTTAACAATGATGTGCGTGCTCAATATTTAGCTAATCGTTTCTTGGAATCTGCCCGAGAAGATTTGCAAATTAAATTGACTGTAAACTTTGTTGGACTTCAATATGAAGCTGGCGATATTGTCACTTTAACAAACGTAAACTATGGTTGGACTGCTAAGTTGTTTAGAGTTAGTCAGGTTGTAGAAAATTTTGCATCTGATGGCTCTATTACGGTGGCTCTTACATTGATGGAATACAACCCATTGGTGTATGACGATATGAACATTACGCAGTTCTCGCCATCTCCAAATACAGGCATTGGTTCGCCGTCTAACTTTGGCACATTGACAGCGCCAGTTGTGACGAACTTGCAGCCATCCATTACCAACCCTTCGTTTGGATTGGATGTGACCGCTGCAAGCTCCGGCATTACTCAGTACGCGGAAATCTGGTATTCGGCCTATGCCACACCAACGGACGCGCAGCGTATCTTTGCTGGCACAACGGTTGTTAATCCCGGCGGCAATCCATTCACACCCGGCGCAAGCATGGGTATTGTGACTTTATCCAATATTCCAAGCGGTGATTGGTATTTTGCTGTTCGCATGGTTAACGCCCTAAGTTCCAGCGCGTTTTCTTCGTCATCTTCTGTGTTGATGTGGCGTCCAACAACATTCCAATACGACAAGCGTTATCTTGTAGTGGCATACGCTACGGCGGCTGATGGCTCTGCTGGCTTCTCAGCATCGCCCACCAACACGTTCTACTACGGCTTGCTTAACTCCGATACATCGGGCTTTTCCAGCACCTACACAGACTACACGTGGTATTTAGCTCCTATCGCATTCAGCACCAACGCATACTTGCTCTACACGAACCGTGGTGGCCGTAAATTCAGCTTTGCGAGTGGATTTGCGGGTTACGCTGCTGGCACAGCGCAATTCGTCCCAACATCAACCGCAACATACGACCCTTCGATCTGGAACGGCTTGCCCAACGGTTTAAATTCGATTGACTTGGATATGCGCACAGGCCAATTGATTGAGACAGGGACAACCACCGTGGGCGCGGGTGAAATCGCTATCACCAATAACCCAGATGGCAAGGTTGTAGCATCGTTGGCTACGCTGCTTGATTTCGGTGCGGGTGTCCAACAGTTGACGGGTTCGGCTTCGACGTTAACGATTGATGTTTATGGTCGCGTGCTTGGATTCACATCGCCAGACGGCTTCTACTATACACGTTATGCGGCTGTCGCTACTGCGGCCCAAACGGTGTTTACGCCCACCGCGCGTCAAGCAAACTACATCGTCGGTCAAGACTTGGTATTCCAGAACGGCGAGTTGCTGGACACGACCGAGTACACCGAGAACAGCACAACAGTTACTCTTAATACCGGAGCCGCTGTTGGCGACAACATTACGATTCTGTCTATGCGTGCTGTGGCGCAGGGTAACTCCTACGTGTCGCAAAACATCACTGTTGCATCTATTGCTACCAACGTGGTTACATACAACACGCAGCTTCCTTGGCAAAACATTGTGGCTGGCGACATTCATACTTTCATCAACACTGGCACGCCGACACAATACACCGTGTCTGCGTATAACGCCGCGACAAAGCAAATCACATACTCGGCTACAGTGACGGGTGTATCGGCAGGTGCGACGATTTATCAATACCGCACCACGGGCTTGAGTTATCGCGCATTTAGCCGTTGGACGGCCACCCTGACAAGCGCATCTTCCTACACGCCGACAACGTGGGCGTTCCACAGCGGCTACGAAAAGCTATTTATCAACGGCATCTCGTTAAGCGATGTGGACTACGACCTAGTGGCCGGAGCCTTGACGAACTTCCCCGCAGCGGCTACGGGCAACTTAACGGTAATTCAGTTTAACGACAATAACCAGACAGTCCCGATTGGCGGGCAGACCGCCACATCCGTTAACTCTACTTCCGGCGTATCAACGTACAACTACAACTTCAACGCGCTGGCATTTGAGCTTTACTATAATGGGCCGTTGCTGACAGAGACAAGCGATTACACTCTCGGCAGTGGTTCGTACACGCTTTCGGTTGCTCCGGCTGCGGCAAACCTTCTTCTTCAAACAACATACTCACGAACAGGTGCAGCATGACCCAAGCCTTCAATTTGGCGTTATTCGCCAACAACCTTAACACTGCGGGAAAGTTAAACGCTGCGGCGGGTTTGTATAACGCCACACCAGTCGCCAACGGTGGGACTGGACTGGCTACATTAACAACAAATAACATTCTGGTGGGAGCAGGCACAGCTAACGTAACCTTTTTAGCGCCGGGCGTAAGTGGCACAACACTTTTGTCAAACGGTACGACTTGGACAGTTGCCGCATCTCCTTATTCTGGAAATCGAGGACAGGTTTTTACAACAAGTGGCACATTCACTATTCCCGCTGGCGTTAGCTCTCTAAAAGTTACTGTTGTTGCTGGCGGTGGCGGTGGCGGTGGCCTTGCAAACGTAAATCCTTGCGTTACTTCGTTTACGCAAAGCGGCGCGGGAGGCGGTGGCGGCGCGGCTATTAAATATTTAACAAGCGTTAGCGGTGGACTGACTTTGGCTATTACCGTAGGGGCAGCGGGGGCGGGCGGTTCATCTGGAGGTGGAAACGGTGGTACAGGTGGAACATCATCGGTTGCTTCCGGGACTCAAGCCATTACCACGGTTTCGACCACTGGCGGTAGTGGCGGTATAGGCGGTAATTCCAGCGGAGGAGGAGGGGGTGGAGGGGCTGGAGCTGCCGCCTCGGGGGGCGATTTGAATATGACTGGAACATCCGGGCAATCCTCCAATGCTTCGGGAGGTGTAGTTGGAGCTGGCGGTAATTGTTCTATGTTTGTTGGGGCTGGCCCAACCTCTGGCGCTGGCCTTTCTTATGGCGCAGGTGGCGGAGGGAGAGTATCATCTGTTGCTGCTGCCGGATATGCTGGTTCTCAAGGTTTAGTTATTATTGAATGGTGAAGCATGAAAGCACTTATATCTAAAATTGAATCCCGTGAATCTGGATTCCGCGTGGCTCAAATTGAATTAGACGAAAACATTTTTGATGTTGCCAAAGATTTTGAATGGGTTGATTGTCCGGATGATCTTATTGCGGATTCCAAATGGTTTGACCCATCAACAAACTTGTTTAAAGATTTTCCAGAAGCAATTGTTATGTCCCAACCTGTCAGCCAAGGTGCTCAAACGCTATGACGCAAACAGTTTCGCCTGTGCATCAAGTCGCCTATGACGGTGCAGCCTTGAACGTGTATCACGCGGCCAAGGGCGAGGGCTTGCCACGCCACGAGCACCTCTACGCACACCTCACGATGTGTCATGCAGGATCTTTAATCGTGCGCAAAGAAGGCCGCGAGCTGGTGATGACCAAGCACACCCAGCCTGTAAATTTAGTCGCAAATGAATGGCACGAAATTGAGGCTTTAGAGGACAATACGGTATTCGTAAATGTCTTTGCCGAAGGAAAATACTGATGGCTGTCCCATATGCTAGAGATAGGTCAATCTTTCGATCTTCCTACAATCCCAACGTAGGGACGACAGAAGCTACCATTTGGCCTAAAAATACAACGTATGTATTTCCTTCATCGGCTGGGCATATGATGCTTTACAGCTCATCCGCAACAGACACAACCCAACTTGTGTTGATTGATGGCCTTGATGTTAATTACGCCGAGATTTCAGAAGTTTTGCCGCTTAATGGACATACAGGGACTCAAACTGTTCTTGAGTATCTCCGTGTCAACACCATGACTGTTCTTACAGACAGTCCTCAAGGTAATATTTCGTTGGGTACTGGTGTGGCAACTTTGGGTGTTCCCGCCAACACATACGCATATATCAATGCTGGTGACAATATAACCAATGCCGCCGTCTACACGGTTCCTGCTGGCTATACCCTTCGTCTTTCATCTGGTTCAATTTCCGCTGGCGGCTCTACTGGTTCGCAGACTGTAACGGCAAAATTTCGCAGTCGAATCAATGGTGTCCTATATCTTACGGCAAACATTTCAATTGCCAACAACTACCAATTTTTCCCATATAACCCTCCCTTAGACCTTCCTGAAAAGACGGATGTTTACAACAATGCTTCTACAAGCTCAAACGTATCATCCGTGTCTGCAACATTCAATGGTTGGTTAGTCAAAAACAACATTGTGAGAAACTGAAATGGCAACAATTAACGCAACAGACGCCCGTTTAAATTCGCATGAAGAAGTCTGTGCAATGCGGTATGAGCAAATCAATGCTCGTCTGAAACGCCTTGAGTCCGTCATCATCAAAGCATTTGGAATTATGACTGTAGGCATGGCCGGGGTAATCTGGTCAACCTTACTTCCTCACGTTAAGTGATGTGCTTGACCCAATCACAATTGGGTTAGCTATTAAGGCAATGCAGGGTGCTTTTCATGGCATCCAGTATTGTTGTGAGGCTTTGTCAGACGGCAAAGTTCAAGTCCAGAAAATCAAGAAGGCAGCGGAAGATGCTCAAGCCATCGTAAAAGAGGTCAAGGGCATTTGGGCGCTAATTAGTGGAGTCTTTAAACCAAAGCAGGCTCCACAACCTGTTTTGCAGAGTCCAGCGATTCCACAACAAAAGCCCAAGGAAGTGTTCATCAAGCACATCCCAACAGAGGCTGAGATTGTTCAACAGTTTGTAACTCATGTTGGTGACTTCTATCACCATCATTTCGAACTGTCGGAGTTATACGATACGAAGTCAGAGGAGGTCTATGCAATGGATAGACCAGACCCGCGAGACATCCTAATACTCTCTCGAATCAGGCACGAGATTGATGGCTCGTATATGAAGATGAGCGGGATGATGCGCGGCGCTCATGTCCCGCCTCAACTTGGCCCATTGTGGGACAACTTTAACAAGATATACGAAAATGCCAAAGAGAAACAAGCCGCAAGGCGTGAACGTGAACGTATCAGGAAACAGCAAGAGTCATGGCTACACGAGGAGGAATATCTGGAAAGGGTAGAACTAACAGCGGCAGTGTTTCTAACCTTGCTGTTCGTTCTGGAGCTGTGGGCCGTATGGATAAACTCATTTATAGATTGATTGTGGGATTGACTTGCCTGATATTGGCAATCGTACTCATAGTCACTCCAATCGTCACCAAGATGTTCATTGAGATGGATAGGCGCGACAAGCGCATGGCAGAGCTGGAGAAAAGGTTACAGAAAAAGATAGAACAGTTTGAACAACCTGAACTACCGAAAGGCGAATGATGCTATCTTTATTCTCAACCCTTGGCGGCTTGCTGCTGTCCATGTTTCCCAAACTGATTGAACTGTTCCAGAACAAAAACGATCAAAAGCACGAAGCTGAACTAGCTCGTATTCAAACAGAACGTGAACTAGCTTTGGCCGCGGCTGGTTTTGCTGCTCAAGCCAAGATTGAAGAAGTCCGCACAGACCAAGTTTCAATTCAAGCTGATGCGGCTATGACTCAAGCAGCCTATGCGCATGACGCAAAGGTGCTGGAGAAGGCGGCAAGCTGGGTTTCAACCTACGTTGGTACTGTGCGACCTACCATCACCTATTTGTTTGTCCTAGAGCTTGTATTCATCAATGCCGGTCTTGGCTACTATGTTTGGTGTCATCCAGAGATGATTAAGAGTGTTGATGACCTCATCCGAATTGGTAATGAAATATTTAGCGATGATGAGATGGCTATGCTTGGGTCAATTGTGGGATATTGGTTCGGTTCTCGCGGCATGAGCAAAAAATGATTTACTCAATGAGGCTTGCCCAACGCTTGCCTTTTTGAATTAAGTAAATCGTTGATGGGTTGACATCTGCAATGATTGACAACGAATTTGCTGAAACGCCCTTTTCAAGAGCTTTTCTGATGTGAATGACTTGCTTTGCAGATAGTTTGTGATTTGGCTGTTTCTCTCCTGTCAAATCATTTAATCCAGTTTCTCTTGCGTGTTTGTTATTGTCGGATAGAGTCATCCACTCTAGGTTCTCTGGCCTATTGTCTGTCTTTACCCCGTTAATATGATTTACGCAAAGATGAGACTCATACCCATCAACAAAAGCTCTTGCTATAAGTCTGTGAACGGCAACTTTTGGTCGCTTGTCGCCAATTTTTGCGGAAACATACATATAGCCGTTTCTATCAAGACATTGAGACATCTTTTTTTCTTTGACATTTTTCTTAAATTCTTGAGTTACGCCTTTTCTGACTCGCGTTGTTTTGCTTACAAATGCGGCCCTGTAAATAGAGCCATCATTGCAAACAATCCAATCAGCGCCTTTTTCGGAGATGTGTACTTTAATCATGTCAGTATTGTAGCATGACACAGATAGGATACAAAATGAATATCAGCACAAAAGGAATAGACCTCATCAAATACTATGAGGGAGTGAGAAACAAGCCGTATTTATGTGCGGCAAACATTTGGACGATTGGTGTTGGTTCTGTGCTTTATCAAGAGCAGATAAGGCTTCCAATGGTTAGAAAAGAAAGCTACGCTGGTTTGATTCGCAATGAGTTTCCATTAAAACAGGAGCATAACCGTGTATGGTCTAAAGAAGAAATCGACTCGCTATTCCGACATGACCTCACTTCTTTTGAACGTGGTGTTCTTAGACTTGCTCCCAATTTGGTTGGTCGTCAAGGTGCTTTCGACGCTTGCGTTGCGTTTTCCTTCAATGTCGGATTGGGGAATTTTCAGCGGTCTACTATTCGGATGAAGATTGGCAGAGAAGAATGGGATGCCGCATCTGAGGCGTTTATGAGCTGGACAAAGGCAGGTGGAAAAGAGCTGCGTGGCCTTGTGCTTCGTCGCACCGCTGAACGCAAGCTCTTTGATTCGTCTATCGAGAAAGAATCTTAATTGCAATCAAGAATGACGCAACACTGAGTGTCACGATTACAAACATAAACCCGATAAGGTTAATGACGTTTTCCAAGATTGTGCTCCTTTGCTTCGCCTAATGTGTCAAAGTATTCATCGCAAACCTTGCATCGCCATACGATTTGTCGTGTGATCTTTGCAAGGTTTTGTTGTCTACCCTGAAAGCCGGTCAGAACCCTTGAGTCGCCTCTTAGAGCCATTACTGACTCTATGTTTGTTGGCAATCTTTGCTTGGTTAATTTGTTCACAGGCTTGCGCAAAAAAGTCTAAGTCACCTTCCAAGTTTAACTTAGGTGGAGGTTTTCTCCACCCCACTTGACGGCCCCTCGGCTTCGGTTCCGGCTTCACTTCCGGTTTCGGCCATGGGGCGTTCGGCGCTAAGACTGTTTTCATTTTTCTTCCCAAAGATTGCTTCAAATTGTTTTGCGAATGTATCGTGACCAACGCTGAATGGCCGTGGTGCGCTTCCTTTGCCACTCATTTTTTCACCTTTGGCGCTCCGGCCTTTGAGTAGATATGGAATTCAGTGACGGCGGTAGACACTCGCTTTTTAGTCTTGGGCACGACATTGATTGTGTTCACTGTTGAGCCGTGAACACTCTCTCTTGTTGCGCGAGACAGGCCGCCAAACTTTGTGCCATTGGCTCTTTGAATTGCCTCTTTGCGAATCGTGGACATGAATTCAGGCATATACGTTTCGACGTAGGCGGGGTGGAATGCGTTAATCACGAAAGAATCCAATCTATAAAAGCAGCAGCTAAAACAAGCATGAAAAGTAAATGGGTATCAGTTATTGGCATTTCATAATCCTTTGTTGGCGTCCCGATCGCCCAATTCGTGTGCCGTCTATCTTGATGTAGCCCTTTTCCAAGAGCGCCTTGTATCTCGCTGTTACGCTTGAATAAGGGAGTGTTGGGAAGATTTCTAGAACCTGATCGCTTATACATCCGTTGTCTCCAAATGATTTGATGGCTTCATAGACCATTTTTTCTGTTTTTGTGGTGTCTATTTTCTCTGCTGCTTCAAATGATGTCTGTGGGTCGTTTCTGCGAAATAGTTTGGCAATGTGTGTTCCGAAATTCATCATATCTTGTCCTGTTTTATAGGTGGGGGTACTCCGCTACGTCCAAGTCCTGTTACCCGAGAACTCCCGAGTCATGGCATCCGCTTTCCCCCCGTGAAACTTACTCTCCGAATGCTTCCTCTTGAGCTTTAATCATGGCAATAGCCACGTTTTTAGCTGCTTGAGCAACATTGTTTGGGTCAACATTCACACCAAAAGGGATGCTTTGGATGATGCCATTGGTAGCCAATGCAAAGAAGATTTTGAAGTCTTCACGTTGGTTGTGTTTGATAATGAACTTTTCTTCGCTCATATTACATTCCACAACCACAAAGCTGTTTACCGTTCATTTGAACTACGCAACGGTATGGAGCGTAAGAAGGGCAAGAAGCAGCGGCAATGCCAGAAGCAACCAAGAGAGCGATAGCAATGAGTTTTTTCATGTGATGTCCTATTTAATGGTTAAACGGTCTTTGCGAACAATCTGTGCGCCGCCAATAGCTTCGCCAGCCAAAATCGCATTTTTGATCTTGGTCTTGCTTGGCTCTGGTGGCTTTGGGTCGTTGCAAAGCTCGGGTGGAAAGGTTGCCCCTTCGTCAATCTCAACCGATTCATCTCGGCCAACATACAGCTTCACTTCAAAAGAGCCATCATCGGCTTTAATCTCTGTGATGCCTGAGACTTTCATGTTGTCAGCAAGGTACTCACGAAGCCGTTTGGCCTTGTTTTCCCTTGATGTTTGGAGAGCCTTGATGCGCTTGATGGCGGTCTTGGCTTGTTCTGCTTCTGATTCAGTGTTCAACACATAGGCTGCAACCTGTGTGATCTTGCTGCCAAGCTGAACACGGAATTCCTCAAACTCAGGCTTGGCTACGCCGTCCTCGTCGAACAGGTCGTCAAGTTGATTGCGGAACTCATGTGTGAGTTGATAAAGGGATGTCATTTAGAACCCTTCGCGTGGCATTGCAGCCAGCTCTGCGTACTGTGGGGACTTCTTGATGGTGTCTGACAACCATTCAGGCAAAGTCTCAAACGTAGCCCAATCAGGTTCGTCAAGATTGAATGTCACAACTTCATGGTCTGGAGCTGGTTTAGCGTTCTTCAAAGCTGATGGCAATGGAGTGATGGCAGAAATATTGGTGTAAGTCTTGCCGTCTTTTTCGCTGGTGGTGATGTTCAACATACAGTAAACATTCAAAATGTTTGTGATGTCGAAACCTTCCAACTCCTCTGGTGAGAAGTCACGACCACGCCAAGAGGTCAAATCCTTGCGTAGACCAGCTTTTTCATTGAGGGATAGGGTATAGGTCTTCCCGATGGTCATTTGACGCTGTACGCCCTCGTATTCAACCGTCAATGGTGCGCCTGTTTCGTCTTCTCCGAACACTTCCCAACCCAAACGGATTTTGTGTTGAACGGATTGACCAAATTTGCCATCTGACAACTGCTCGCCCATGTCCACCAATAGGTAGCAACGAGCAATGTAGGAACCGGGTGGAATGCGTTTGAAGTCAGCATTACCTTTGTCTTTTGCAATAAATCCCATTTTCTTCTTTCGTTTAAAAACCGCAATTACAGGTCTGCGGAATGACCTTTTTCCATTTGTTCAATCAGACTTTTTTGAGCTTGCATGACTTTTTCAGCCGACTCCATCAAGATACAAAGTTCATAGATTGATGATTCAAGGTAGCCAACTTGAAAAGCAAGCCTTGCTCTAGCGTCTTTGCTGTGGTTTTCTGATGCAGCTTTTGCTGCGTCAATTACGATTTGGGCATCCATATTACCCCCAAATCCTGAAAAACAGGTAGCCACCAAAGAAAGAAAGAGCAATGTAGTACCAAAACTCATAGCCAATTTCTTTTGGCTGATGTGGCTCAAACCACAAGGAGCGTTCAAGCATGGCGTTGTGTTCAACGGTATCGGGAAATGCGTCATCCATTGTGCGCGGGTACATACGGGTTGTGTCATTCATGGCTGGTTCCATTCTTCAATAACTCGTTTCATGTCGATCTCACAGTATTGCTTAATCTCATCTTGTTCGGAAGGGGTTAGGTAATCCCAAATGTCTTTTTTGTCACGGATAACGCTGATTTCAAATTGGTCTTGTTCACCAACTGATTTGTCACCCTCCATAAAGACGAAGTTCACGAGAACGTCAGGGAAGGTTTCTGTTGACCATTCATCAAGGTAATGAATGAAAGTGCTGTGTAGGTTTTTCATAGCCACCCCATCCCTATTGATGCTGCCGCGCCAATGAAAATCAAACCAGTGATTCGACCAAGCAAAGGGTCGTGATGAGGAGCAATCCAGATGGTTGCAAGCAAGATTGCCATTTGTGTGTTTGTCATGTTGTTTCCTGTTTTCATCCTTATCGGACAGACGTAGTATACACAACTAAACAGTCGAGTAAAGTAATCCCGACTAAGTTGAAGGGTCTATACCAGTATAGAGAAATCAACTATAATCCAGACCATGAAAAAACAAGACGCAATCAAGTTGGCTGGCAGTGCCATCAAACTCGCCAAGGTTCTCGGCATCACAAAGGGTGCTGTGTCTCATTGGGGTGAAGACATCCCAAAGGGACGAGAGTATGAGCTTCGTTACATCAAGCCTGAGTGGTTCCAAGAGGAGAAAAAGAAATGAGCTACGCGCCAGAATCAGAAACAGATGCTCTCATCAAGCCTGACACACGAACGCCAGCACAGAAAAAGTTGGATTGGCTTTTGGAAGTGAATGACGCTTGGGAGCAAGGCGCAGAGCCATACAATGTCTTGTACCAAATTGCAATTGATTTAATCGAAAAGGACATGAAATGAGCTACGCAGAAGTTGAAATGAAAGTCATCCAATGGTCGGAGGCTCGTAAGATTATTCCGAACAGCACCCCTATTGCCCAATGGAAAAAGGCCGCAGAGGAGCTAGACGAATTGCGCGATGCTTTGGTCAAGAATGACCTTGCAATGGCGATTGACGGTGTTGGTGATACCGTTGTATGCCTCATCAACATTTGCGCCTTGTTGGACATCAACTTGGTGGAATGCTTGAAGGTTGCTTACGAAGAAATCAAAGACCGCAAGGGTACGATGAACGCAGAAGGCATCTTCGTCAAAGAAGTGTGATATAGTTTTTGAAACAGCGGCTAGGTCTTGGGTAGCTCCCTTGACTGAAAAGAGTTACCCCCTTCTCCTGCCGATTGTTTCTTTTCTAAGGGGCGTACAAAGGCGGGTATGCACTACTACCAATTCAACATTGGCGATTACGCCAGTCACACTCGGCATCTCGATTTGCTGGAAGACTTGGCTTATCGCAGGATTCTTGACCTCTACTATCTCCATGAACGCCCGTTGAGCGGCGATGCAACGCTCGTTGCCAAGCAGATTGGCATGAGAGATGACGCTTCAATCGTTCGCGATGTTCTCAATGAGTTCTTTGAGAAGACGGACGATGGGTACGTCAACAGTCGAGCAGACAAGGAAATTGCTCACTACCACTCAAAAATCGAACAAGCGTCACGCGCTGGTAAAGCATCCGCTGAACGTAGGTCTAACGGACGCTCAACGGACGTTCCAACGGACGTTCAACCAAACAATAAACAAGAAACAATAAACAAGAAACAAACAAAAGAGAAGGTCGCTGACGCTCCCGTTGTTTTGCCAGATTGGATGCCTTTGGAAACTTGGGCTGCGTATTTGGCGATGCGAAAGAAAATCAAGAAGCCAGCAACCGACTATGCGATGAAGCTCTTGGTTGACAAGTTGGCGAAGTTCAAGGCCAACGGGCAGGATGTCCAAAAGGTCTTGGAGAAGTCAATCACCGCTGGTTGGCAGGATGTCTTTGAAATCCATGACAAGCAACCGTTTGGCAACAAGTTCGATGTAGCGCACACCACTACACCGCCACCGCCAAACCAAGACGCTGCTCTCAAGAAGATTGCGGAAGACCGAAAGAAGGCTGTGCCAATGCCTGCCGACATCAAGGCGAAGATGGCTGAATTGACAAAGGGGATGAAGGTATGAAAAAAACAGGTGGACACGCATTTCCAGATTTCTTGCATGACGGAATGACATTGCGTGATTACTTTGCTGCCAAAGCGATGCAAGGAATTTTTGATAGTGCAATTGATTGGTTTCCTACTGGTCAAAAAGCAGATGAAGAAAGTTTGAAAGTATTTAAAGACATTGCTCAAGATTCTTATGCAATGGCAGACGCAATGCTGAAAGCGAGGGAGGAATGATTGGCAACGAAAAAACAGAAAGAAGCCCCAAGACTGTTTGGGCCACCACTGGAGCGCCCAAGCACATACAAAGGCGGAATAACCCAAGCGGAGTTGGAACACATGAGGGACTGCGAAGCCCGAGAGTGGATAAGAAGGTACAAAGAGAAGGCGCAGACCACTTCTGCTATCGAAGCATCGAATTGGTGGCAGCACCATTTAGAACAAATGCAGCGAATCAGAGGCGAATCCGCTACTTTGGATTTGAGGCGGCGCATGACTGAACAACAAAAGA